TGATGGAGATCGGATATACTGCAAAATTTGAGTGGGCAGACATTCGAATTAGTGGAGGCGCATTTGCCGAAAAGGCCACTTGGTTAGGCAATGCAGTAAATGGGTTCGAAGGCGGCGGCGACAACTCAGCTAGTGTAACTCAATTTTTAGGGCTAGGGGTAGAAAAATCCTTTGCGGATGATTACAAAGTTCATGCCAATATTAGCCATGGAGTAACCAATACCAAAGCTCATAGTGCCAACATTAATAATATTGGCCCGATACTGAGTTATTCCTGGTCTGCAGGAGTAGAAAAGAAACTATCTAAAAATGACAGTATTGGAGTTATGATGTACCAACCGGTCAGTGTTTATTCTGCAAAGGCAAACATTACAGCACCTGTTGGATTAGACAACGATTTTAACATTGTTCAAAATAGTACTGCTAATTTGGCCGCAGATGTCCTCGAACGTCGAACTGGTGTCTACTATAAAATCGATGACCGTAAAACTACCAAGGTAATGACCTTTATCGAATATCGAAATAACTACAAAGGTCAAGAGGGTGTTACAGATAAAGTTGTCGGATTGACAATTAACAAACTATTTTAATATGAATAAATTTTTAAATTTCCTAGAGCGTATAGGTCGTAAAAGGATTATTATGGATCGTCAAAGCAACGACCCATATTTGGAAAGATATTATATTTTTTTAAAAGATCGTAAGAGTTTTCCATTCAATGTTTTCTTGCATAAATTCTTAAAAGGTGATCCGGATGATGTTCACGATCATCCATGGCCCTATGCTACATTAATTCTCAAAGGCGGTTATAATGAATGGGTTCCAGTTTTTGACCATGCTGGCAAAAAAATTGGTGAGATTTGTCACTGGCGTGGTCCTGGTCATTTTAGGATTTGTGGTGCTAATAGTTATCACCGTATTGAACTAGTCGAAGGGATAACACCTTGGACTTTGTTTATGCCCGGTCCACAAAAGAGAGAATGGGGGTTCCTTGTTAAAAATAAATGGATTCACAACGAGCAGTATCTTGTAGAAAAAGCAAAATGAACAGTAAAGAAAAAGAAGTGATGGATATTCTGCAAGAAGAATGTGCAGAAGTAATTCAAGCAGTGAGTAAGATTAGTCGCTTTGGAATAGACAATTTTAAGCCGGGCAAACCAAAAACTAATCGAGAACACCTCGAAGAAGAATTAGGAGATATGCTGGCTATGATTGATATCCTATGTAGTATGGAAGTAATCGATTTAGACAAACTTCGTGTTGCTAAATTAGCAAAAATTGAAAAACTAAAGAAATGGTCAAAAATTTATGAAGAACACACCTAAAGACGGAAGCAGATGGGCAGGTAATAATCGAGATACATTTCGTGTGTTAAACACAGTCGAATTAACTGACCATACATGGGTACATTACATTAAAGAAAATACCGATGCAGATCCTAGAGAATACAGTTGCTATTTAGAAAGTTTCTTGCAAAGGTTTACACCCATTCTTGATTAGACACACATTAAAGGAAATATAAATGTCTAAAATTTTTGAAGGTCCTGATTATATCGAAGATAGCAGTGCCCCTTGGACCGATGTAGAACGAGAAGATTTTCATGTGGCTGTGTATAGAGACAAATATCCCTGCACCCCAGGACATCTACTATTTGTCCCCAAATATAATACTGTTGGAATTTTAACCAATGCGTTTGATGACGCTGTTAGGTACGGGCAAGACAAAGTCGAGTCCGGAGAATGGGACGGATTTAATATTGGCATGAATTACGGAGAAGCCGCAGGACAAACTGTCAACTGGCCACACATCCATCTTATTCCCCGCAGAAAAGGTGATGTTGATGATCCAACAGGCGGAGTTAGAAATACAATACCCGGCAAGGGAAATTATTCCAAATTTTAAAATTTGGTAATTTTTTGATCGTTAGGATATATACAGGCCTTCATTGAACACTGTTGAGGGCCCTGTGGCGGTGCCCACCCATCGTGCCATATATTGCCTAAAGGTTGATTGTTACATTCACTACCCGATACCCATCCTTGGTGGCTTATGATAAGATACTCAACTCCTACATTACACATTTTACCTGTGTAACTAGGGTTTCTATCGTATATATCTGTGTAGCGTTGATCCCAAGTTTTAATCTCAAATTCAATTTTTTCTTGTAATAATGGAGGTGGAGGTGGAGGTGGCTCAATCACTGGTTTTGGAACAGGAGGTTTTGGTTTGATGCCGGACATGATCATTAATTGATCGTTGGTATATTTGAACATGCCTCCTGCACGATCAGCATTTTTATAAAGAACTGCCTTGCCTACATTAATATTCAATGTTTCTTCAGCATCGGTTGCACGTTTCATATCTTCTTCAAAATGATCGGGCCTAATCGGAACAGATACATGAAACGGTTTTTTATTTTTTTGAAAAGTATCAACAATATATTTTATAAGTGCAGGATTTTGCCAGTAATGATATGTAAGATTTAATTTGTCAACATACGGTTCAATGGCCCACCAATCCATCCAAAGTTTTCCACCATTAGTGGTCAATTCCATACTGTCACCATTGGTCCTGCATAGTTTGAGTAGTGTGACTATATCATCCATATCTAGCGGTTCTCCTCCGTTAAAATTCCAATCGATAGATCTACCCATATTCCTATAGGCGTCAATGATAAGATTAGCTACTCTTAAATAATCTTTAGTTTCCGGAGGCAATGTACCCCCTCTTAGGTGGACCGGACAATAACTGCATTCTGATTTGCAATAATCGTGTATGTTCCAGTTTATTTTGGTTTTTAAATTATTCATATTTAGGTTGACTTGCCTAAATATTTATTGTACACTAGTACTATCTAAAGGAATACTATGAGCAAAATAAAAATAGCAGAATTATTTTACAGCATACAAGGTGAAGGACGCTACATGGGGGTACCCAGCGTGTTTTTACGCACCTTCGGTTGTAATTTTACCTGTCAAGGCTTTGGCATGCCAAGAGGCACGTTTAGTATAGAAGCCGCACATATTGCTAGGAACCCTGAACAATTTAAAAAATATGAGGAACTACCGCTAGTATCAACTGGTTGTGACAGTTATGCTAGTTGGCATCCTGCTTTCAAAGATCTAAGTCCGTTGCTGACTACAGATGCTATTGTAGAACGTATTATGGAAATGCTTCCGCATAATGAATGGCGAGACGAACATCTTGTGATTACAGGAGGTGAACCGTTATTAGGTTGGCAACGTCAATACCCCGACTTGCTATCACATCCCAAGATGCGTGGGTTAAAAGAAATTACATTCGAAACTAATGGTACGATGAGATTGACTAAAGGTTTTAAAGATTTCTTAACAGCATGGCAACAGCCCGCATTGGGTTGTGCCAAAGATCATGAAATTACATTCAGTATCAGTGCTAAACTTCCATGTAGTGGCGAGCCTTGGGCTGATGCCATTAAGCCCGAAGTAGTCTGCGATTACGAAAATTATGGTACTGCATATTTGAAATTTGTCATTGCCACAGAACAAGACTTTGAAGATGCCCACCGTGCAACTAAAGAATATCGTGCGGCAGGATTCAAAGGGCATGTTTATTTGATGCCGGTAGGCGGCGTGGAAAGTGTTTACGCACTGAATAATAAGGCAGTGGCTATCATGGCAATGAACGCAGGTTTACGTTATAGTGATAGGCTACAGGTGCCGTTGTTTAAAAATGAATGGGGTACTTGAATGCCAATTCCAGAACGTATCACCATTTACAAAAAAGAAGAAAGTATAATGAATAAATTTATTAAAAAAATATTTGGCATTGACCAAAATAAACCTGATACAGAGGCTGAACGCATTGCCAAGTTAAGTCCTAAACAATTGGCTACAGAAAGAAAAGAACCGTGGGTTGCGGTACTAGATACTCATGTTAATAAAGACAATATTCGTAACGGATTTTTTGAACTTGACTGGAACGAGTACTTTGTGATGCAATTAAAATCTAATGGATTTACAGGCGACAGCGAAGAAGAAATTGTAGATCAATGGTTCAGCGAATTGTGTCGCAATGTTGGAGCCGAGGAAGGAATTGATATGAGCCGACGGGGATCGGGCTATGTTAACAGAGCATTACGTGACGATGGCAAAACTGAGGTTTATTAATGAGTAAAACTTATATTCTGGTCGATACTGCTAATACATTTTTTCGTGCTCGACATGCTATTCGAGGTAGCTTGGAAGACAAAGTAGGTATGAGCATTCATACTGTGCTGGGCAGTGTCCGCAAGGCTTGGAAAGATTTCCAAGGCGATCATGTCATCTTCTGTCTCGAGGGGCGTAGCTGGCGCAAGGATTATTATGCTCCATATAAACGTCAACGTACAGATGCTCGAGCCGCACATAGTCCCAAAGAAGCTGAAGAAGAAAAAGTATTTTGGGAAACGTTTGATCAGTTCAAAGATTTTATTATTAACAAGACCAATTGTACTGTACTACATAACCCTCAACTAGAAGCTGATGATCTTATTGCAGGGTGGATCCAGAATCATCCAGAAGACACGCATGTGATCATTAGTACAGACGGCGATTTTGCACAATTGATTGCACCCAATGTCAAGCAATATAATGGTGTAATGCAGATTACGACCACTCATGAGGGATACTTTGATGATAAGGGTAAGCCTGTTAAGGATAAAAAAACTGGCGAAACAAAAGGCGCTCCGGACCCTGCATGGTTACTCTTTGAGAAGTGTATGCGTGGCGACACCTCCGACAACATCTTCTCTGCTTATCCGGGAGTACGTGAGAAAGGCACAAAGAATAAAGTTGGTCTCCGTGATGCGTTTTCCGATCGAGCCAGCAAAGGATATTCTTGGAACAATCTCATGCTCCAGCGTTGGTCCGACCACGAAGGTATCGAACATCGTGTGTTAGACGACTATAATCGTAATGTGGTATTGTGTGACCTTACTGCACAACCTGTTAACATCAAAGATTTAATTAAAGATACTATTCAAACTGCCACTACCGCAGATAAAAATATTCCACAGGTAGGTATTAGGTTACTAAAATTCTGTGCAGAATTTGATCTACAAAAAGTCAGCGAGCAAGTAACCAGCTACGTTGAACCACTCAACGCAAGGTATATAAAATGAATTCAACAGCAAAGGTGCTTGTTCCAAATAAAGAATGGCTAGTACAAGACGGTAGAAATAAAATTGGATCAATAAGCAAAATTAAAAAAGGTTATGCTTTTTTAAGAAATGGTAAACAAATTAATTTTAACGACCTGACGGAAATTTCAGCTCAATTTGGAGTGGCTGTTTTTGAAGAAAAAATCAAAAAAGTAAAATCTGAACAGGTAGAAAACAAAAATTATGCCATATATGATTTTCCGTGTAGCAGTAAGCCCTACGATCCCATGTACAATGTAAAGAAAAAATTACCGTTGTTTGCCAAAAGCGATAAAAGTAAGAGTCAATATTGTGCAGGATACTATGTAATTAAATTTAGAAAAGGCTGGGTTAAGAGTTTTTGCCCTAAGCTAATTACACTAGAGAGATATCCTTTTCAAGGGCCTTTCAAAACCGAATCGGAAATGAAATCTACATTAAATATTGTGAACAAATCATGAAACAATTAAACACATTACCCATAGAAGATTTTTTAGATAGAGCCAGAATTGCTATTAAATCTAATCAAAAAAATTTAACTCTATCAATTAAAGAAGCCACTGACCTACAGAATAGTCTTGCAGTGGTTATGACTAGATTAACTGGTGAATTAGATCAAATTTCCGCAGAAAAGACGCCGGAAACAGTGACAATCAGTATGGACGGTGGAAAATTTTAGTCTGATAGTATAAATATATACACACTTTTTGGAGATATGTGTATATATGAGCAGGCCAAAACCAAATGTACTGTTAGAGGTTGCCAATAAAAAGACCTATAAAACAGAACAAGTCTTAGAAGCAGAAGCTATCTGGGCCGTATTCTATCAGGCCAAACCAATTAATCTTAAAACCTCTAGTTTGGTCGGACATCAATTGGGCCCAAAATATAAAAAAGTTAGTTTTTCTAATAGCGGACATGCATTTAATCTAGCCGAAAAGTTAAACAAGTTATTCAATACAGAAGATTTTGATGTTTATAAGTTAACTACCGGTGAAAAGATAGTTGATGAACCAAAAAATTAAAATTACCAAATACGTAGCAGAACAAATTGGGCTAGATGTTTCCGAAAAGTCAATAAGGAAACTCAAACAAGTTTGGTGGAAAAATCCTAGACTTAAAGAAAAGGGCGGCCTTAGACTAACTGAAGAAGGTTACAATAGCCTGGTGTCAGCCGACATAAAGGTACATCGTGTTAAGTTTGATCCCATTGCGGAATATAATAATCAAGAAATTATTTGGTTAGATAACTTTATCGATTGCCCGTGGTTTTTGACCAAAAAAGAAATCTTTGTGTTCGGAGAAAAAATGGCTGTACAGCTGGTGTTGTTTTCCGGCAACATAAAAAAATTTGCCCACGCAAAAGCAGAAAATCTAAAAAGTTCTTGACACAGCCAGCGGTCTAGTGTACAATATATACATATTGATGCATAAGGCAGTCAATATTTTATCAACACTATTTGAGAAAGATTAAAATGGCTGAAAAAATTAGTTCCAATCGTTCAGTTACTCCGAATGAAGCCAAGCGAAGCATTCGCAAGTGCATCAAAATTCAGCGTCCTGTATTCATGTGGGGCCCTCCAGGTATTGGTAAGTCCGATATCGTTAAGCAGATCGGCGATGAACAAGCTCGTGAAGTTATTGATGTTCGTTTGAGCTTGTGGGAACCTACCGACATCAAAGGTATTCCATATTACAATAGCACTGAGAACACAATGACTTGGGCTCCTCCTGCAGAATTGCCCACTGATCCAGAGTCTACCGCTATCCTGTTCTTAGATGAATTGAACAGTGCGGCTCCTGCTACACAGGCCGCGGCCTTCCAATTGGTACTTAACCGCCGTGTTGGTACTTATATCCTTCCAAAAGGTGTTTCAATCGTTGCGGCTGGTAACCGTGAAACTGACAAGGGCGTTACTTATCGTATGCCTGCTCCGTTGGCTAACCGTTTTGTTCACTTGGAATTGAAGAGCGATTACGAAGATTGGCTGGAATGGGCTGTTAAAAATAAAGTCCACGATCAAGTTGTAGGTTATGTTGGTTTTGCCAAACAAGACCTGTACGACTTTGATCCGAAAAGTTCAAGCCGTGCCTTTGCTACACCACGTAGCTGGTCTTTTGTATCAGACTTGCTCATCGATGACGACCTAGACGAAGGTACCTTGACTGATTTGGTTGCAGGTGCTATTGGTGAAGGTCTGGCAGTTAAGTTCATGGCACACCGCAAAGTTGCTAAACAGATGCCTAAGCCAGAAGATATTTTGGCAGGCCGTGTTACAACCTGCAATATCAAAGAGATTTCCGCCATGTACTCGCTGACAGTGTCTATGTGCTACGAACTCCAAACTGCACATGAGAAGAAGGTTAAAAATTGGGATTCCCAAGCAGATAATTTCTTTGGTTTTATGATGGATAATTTCCCAACTGAGTTGGTTGTTATGGGCGCCAAAGTGGCTCTAACAAATTATCAACTGCCTTTTGATGCATCTAAGTTGAATAACTTTGATCGCTTCCATACAAAGTACGGCAAGTTCATTATCCAAGCAATGGAATAAAAAGGCCCGAAAGGGCCTTTTTTACTTGCATTTTTTTTATATTGGCTGTATAATAGTATACATACAGTTAAACAGGAGCACATATGTCATCTAAATCAACTACTGCTACCAAAGGTACTAAGATTCAGAAAAAGAATTTCACTGAATCAGAAAAAAATAAAATTGTAGAAAAACTTATTACTGCTCGGATTGGCCTGTTGCTTCGTCATCCGTTTTTTGGTAATTTGGCAACACGCCTAAAACTTGTAGATGCAACGGATTGGTGTAGTACACTGGCCACAGATGGTCGCCACTTTTATTACAGCAACGACTTTGTAAACAAACTGACTCCAAAAGAAGCCGAGTTTGGATTTGCTCACGAGGTCCTTCACAACGTATTTGATCACATGGGGCGTCGAGATCATCGAGATCCAGTTCTGTCAAATATTGCGGCTGACTACGCGGCCAATCAAATCCTTAAAGATGAACGCATTGGTGAAGTGCCAGATTGGATTAAAATTTTCCAAGACGACAAGTACCGTGGCAAATCATACGAAGAAATCTACGAAGAGCTCGAAAAGAAAGCTGTCAAGATTAATATTAGCGACCTCGGAGAACTTCTCGACGAACACCTTGACGGTGAAGGCGAAGACGGTGCCGATGGCGAGGACGGAGACCAAGAAGGTAAAGGTAAAGGTCGCCCTAAACTAACTGCTGAAGAAAAGAAACAAATCCGAGATGAGATCAAAGAAGCAATGGTAGCGGCTTCTCAGGCCGCAGGTGCGGGCAGGGTGCCTGCAGGGGTTGCACGTATAATCCAAAGTTTTACCGAGCCGAAAATGGATTGGCGTCAGATGTTGCGCATGAATATCCAAAGTATTCTTAAAAGCAACTTTAGTTTTAGTCGTCCTAACCGCAAGAGTCAGCATTGCGGAGCAGTACTGCCAGGCATGATGAACGAAGAAACTATTGATGTATCTGTGGCAATTGACATGAGTGGGTCTATCAGTGACAAAATGGCTATGGACTTCTTGTCAGAAGTTAAAGGTATCATGGATGAGTATCAAGACTTTAAACTAGACTTATGGACATTTGACACAGAGGTTTACGGATACCAACGTTTTACAGGCGACACAGCCGATGAAATTATGTCATACAAATGCCAAGGCGGCGGCGGAACTGACTTTGACGTAAACTACGAGTTTATGAAAAATGAAGGCATTGAGCCAAAACGTTTCATTATGTTTACTGATGGGTATCCGTGTGGTAGCTGGGGCGATGAAAACTACTGTGAAAGCCTGTTTATTATCCACGGGAACGATACCATAATTGCCCCGTTCGGCCAGACAGCACACTATAAATAAAGTAGGTGCTTAATGTCATTAAGTCGAGGAGAAGTAAATCCACTCGGTGTACTAAATCTTAGGAAACTAAATTTTATCCCCGAACATTTTACCAAAATTGCAGTTAGTTCAGCGGTCGATCTCAAACTTCTCGATCAATGGATTAACTACAACTTAAATAGCAGGTACGCAATTAAAAAGCAGTACACCGTAGACCAAAGTAATAAAATGGTTGAGGTGATAGAAATAGGTATAGAGGATCCGAAAGAAATTTTGATAATGACATTAGGTTGTCCTCATATACATAAAACAAAAAAGGAAATTTTTTAAAATGGAAAACCAAGAAACCGCACAAGTAACAACCGCCAACGGAGTGGGGGGTGAAGCTCCTGCTCCACAAGCTCAACCTGAGCTTACAATTACAGATTTGCAAAATCTACGTGCTATCATTGATACTGCCGCTCGCCGTGGTGCATTCCCTGCCGCAGAAATGCAGGCCGTGGGATCAGTGTTTGATCGTTTGAATAAGTTTTTAGAAGTAGTTACTCCTCAGACACAAGATCAATCTGAAACACCAACAGCCTAATAGGAGACCAACATGAAGCATGTAGGAAAAATGAAGAACAATGGTGCCAAAGTTATCGTGGCATATCGCACTCTTCCAGGCGATGCATACCACGCATTGGTTATTGGTACTAGTAATTTGGGTCCTTCATATCACGATTCTTTGATGAGCGTGATACAAGATCCAGAAGGTCAACAAGCTAATGAACTAGCAGAAGTATTGGCCATCAAATCGTTTCCAGACGGTAGCAACATGTTGGCATGGTTCCATGAACGTGGTCACCTTAAAAAGGTGCCAACTGATGGAGTGATGATGACTCCTAGTCCGCAGGCTCAAGTTAGTTTGGATCAGCTTAATCAAATCATTGCAGAACAAAAAGGTGTTAGTCTTGACGAATTAGCCCTTACTAATGGGATCACTCCAAATCCTAAGACTGTAAAACCAGTTGAGCCAATCAAGGAAGAATCTACAGATAATCTTAGCCCTATAGAACTACGCTCTCGTGCAGATGCATTGTTCAAACAGGCACAACAGTTGCGAAAGAAGGCCGACGAAGTAGATCCTCCTAAGAGCAAAAAGAAAGCATCTGTGGTAGTAGAAACTGAATGATGCATCCAGAGCAGGTATACTTAAACGCATTACGAGACATTTTAGATAACGGCGAGGATCGGTCCGATCGAACAGGTACCGGCACTCGCAGTATCTTTGGTCTACAGATGCGTTTTAATTTGGCTTTGGGTTTTCCAGCAATCACTACTAAAAAATTAGCTTGGCGGGCAATGGTCAGTGAACTACTTTGGTTTATCACAGGCAGTGGCGATGAACGCAAACTAAAAGAAATACTATACCAAGATCCAAACTCCGATAAGAAAACTATTTGGTCTGACAATGCCACTGCTGAGTACTGGAAACCTAGATCCAAATTTAAAGGAGACCTAGGCAGAGTATACGGTGTACAATGGCGCACCTGGAGAGCTCCTGTGTTCGGTGCTAATCGCATGGGACTCAAACATATCGATCAATTGACTGATTTGATTAACGGTATTAAGAAAGATCCTAATAGTCGCAGACATATTATTACTGCATGGAATCCAGGAGAACTTGATTTAATGGCATTGCCGCCCTGTCATATGATGGCACAGTTCTATGTTAGTAATGGAAAGTTAAGCTGTCAAATGTATCAACGTTCAGCAGATATGTTTTTGGGAGTGCCATTCAACATTGCCAGTTACGCATTGTTCACACAGATGATAGCTCAGGTCTGTGATTTAGAAGTTGGAGAATTGATTGTTACAATCGGTGATGCTCATATTTACAATAATCACTTTGATCAAGTTAAAGAGCAACTGAAAAGAAAACCCCTACCATTGGCAACTTTAAAGTTGAATCCAACCATAGAGGTTATTACAGATTTTAAAATGACAGATATCGAGTTAGTGGGCTATCAAAGTCATGAAGCCATCAAGGCTCCTATGGCTGTTTAAACCACTAATACCTCAATAACGCCAAAGCCTTCGGATTGCGATTCGAGGGCTTTTCCAATTATAGCCCCACCAAATACACTATTAGCCGCAACTCCATATCCGGGTGTGCTACTAGTAACGATTAGATCACCTTTCTTAATATAGCCTTGAACTTTGCAAGGAACACGGCCTTTTAAGGCAATATAGGGGTGAGTTTCGTCGGATCCTGCCTCAGAATTCATCATATAGGCTGGGTTTTTACTTACTATACCCGCTACCCTTGTATCGGCAAATGTTGTGGTAACAGTGACTTCTTTTTCTCCACCGATCACCAAAACAGTACCTTCATCATAGACTGCATCAGCCTCATATCGTTCTGCTAAATCTGCATATCGTGCGGCAGAGGCGGTGGTAGTTAACACATTCGAAGATGGGTTGTAGGTTATGCCTGCATCAGTTTGTAAAGATCGATTGCCAGTTGCGCCGGATGCAAATGGTACATAAAATGTAGCATCAGCTGAAGAAGAAGTAAGTGTAACATTAGTAGCTGTTATTGCTCGCAATGATTCAACTGCTGTTCCCCAAAAATAATATTCACTAGAGGTACTACTACCATTTGCATCGCATCCTGCAAGGGTGATACCTTTTCTTATACCATTTCTAAAATTATCATAAAGATCAGATGTAGTTTTTGGATCTAATCTAGTAGCAGGGTCTAGAGCAGAACCTAAACTAGCTATTGTGATAATAGGTGAAGAACCTATTAATCCTTTAATAACAGAATATGATGTGTTCGTAGGAGCATTAACACCAATTTCTTCGTCAAACACCCATTTGGATCTGGAGGCAGAACTTGTAGTCGGGCCAATGACCAAATACTCAGTACCATCAAAAGCTCTTAATTGTTTATTGGTAGAATCCCACCATAGGTCTCCCTTGACAGAAGAATCAGGTGTATTAGATTGCACTCGAATTGATGCAATTCCTTTGAAATTTCTACCATCGTAACAGACATTTAATCTTCTGTTATCAAGCGTATTATCAAACCATAACTGCCCCTGTAGAGGTTTAGATGGTGCAGTATTTGATGAAAAATTTTCTAATAACTTAACAAGATTTTCGTTTACAATTTCGCCATATCCGGAATAGTTTCTTCCAACAAAAGTTAAATTCGTTGTGAGATCTACACTAGCATCTTGTACAGTAGCTAATACTGCTCCGTTAGTTTTATTTAAAATATATGGCATAATTTACTCTGTTGAAATATTTATAGAATGATTGCTTCAATTGTGTCTTTAGTACCATCACTATCTTCTAACGCAATAGCAAACACTTCGTTTGAATGATAAACTCCTGCTGTTGCTCTGCCGCCGTTGGCCGCAATCAATCCCTGTTTTTTACGAATTACTCCGGACACTTTAACAGGTACTCGACCCTTTAGAGCAATGTAAGTTCCACCTTCTAATTCGCTGTTCATCATGTATCCTGGTTTGCTACTAACAACTCCAATTGCTCGATCCCCCCAAGAAGATGCAGTGACTTCTTTTTCCCCGCCGACCGATATAACTGTGCCTGCAGGATAATCTTTATCTGCTAGATATTTTTCAGCCAGATCGGCATACTTAGCCTGCGTTGATGTTCCGTGTCCTGTTGTAAACCAAATATCGCCTGCACTATCTCTGGCCACTACTTTAAATGGACTTGCACTATTAATTGTTCCAACATCAACTGACCAAGTTCTAGGTACAGCCCCGTTAAAAGATTCACCTAACATATACGAACCAGTTGATAGATAATTTGTAATGGTTGAACTAATAACGATATTTTCAGTACCATTAAATACTTTACCATTAATAGTTCTATCAGAGTCTAAGCGAGTTGCTCGAAGAGCAGTATAATTTGGGCCAACTAACGTATGCCCGGTTGGTGTCCACATAAACAACTGATTATTAGTTGTATCCCACCACAGGTCTCCGGGTGTCTGATCCGAAGGCGGGGTAGCATTTACAGAAATAGTAGGTAGCTGTCTCCATTGGCTACTGGCACGGAGTTTTAATCTTGCAACTCCATTTGTAGCGTCAAACCATAGTTGACCATCTAGATAATTACTAGGAGGCGTATCTTTAGCAAAATGTTCCACCATCCAAAGTAAATTGTCGTTTTGTATTTCGCCATAATTACTGACATTTTTTCCAATAAATTTAATACTAGCGTGGGAAGTGTCAACAAGACCATCGGCCAGTTGAAATATTATTGTTCCATCACTTTTTGTTATGTTATATGGCATAATATACTTTCCAATTATAATACTGTGTTAGTAGCAGTAAACTGAGCAATGATGTTTGGCCCTGAACCTAATACTCCAGTTGATGTAGATTTACTATACCAACGACCGACTGCACCTAATCGACTTGCTTCAAATAATCTAACCTGATACATTCTCGGATTACCAGGAATCGTATTTCCTGGAGGAACGGTTCCTTGGAAGGATGACGATCTACACAGTACTCTGCACTGGCTAAAAATAGGAACTCCAACTTCTAAAGTTCCGGCGCTATATGCATTTTGCATGTTTGTGGATCCAAGATTAATTGGGAACATTGCGTCTAACACATTACAAATTGCAGAATTTTGAGCCTGCCGATCAGTTTCATTGGTTGTGGTCATATCCCATTTAGTCGGATATAATGTTGCAAAATCAACTTCTATAGATAGGTACTTGTTAGATATTTTTCCTGTATACTGTATGTCTCCCAGAATAGTTAATCCTTTAACAGTAGCAGTAGTGGTCCCCGAAGTTAGATATGTATAATTAGTTGATGTATTAACTGTAAATTGTTCGTTAGATATATAACCTAAAGTTTGTCCGTAGTTCCTTAAAACTGTAATATTTTTAGAATTATTATTTGAATCTTGAACTTTAATTACAGGAAGACCCCAACCGTTCAGACCTACATCTTTAGGAAACGCAGGTCCGATAACTTGAGCACTAAGGCCGCTCCATAATTTTAATTGGTTGTTAGTTGTATCCCACCATAGGTCACCTGTAGATAAGTTACCTGGTTGTGTTGCGCTGACTATTGCACCGCTGACTGATTTAAAAGAATTGTCATAAACCATTAGGCGTCTAGCTGTAGTGTCGTACCACAATTGACCTGTCAGTGGGCTACGGGGAGGACTGCCAGAAGTACTAGCAGAATTAGCCAATAATTTAATTAAATTATTATTATAGTACTCTCCAAACCCGCTATAATTTTTACCAATCAAAGTAAGGCTAGTAGTAGATTGATCTATCTTACCGTCTGCTAGTAAGACCAGCGTTGAACCATCAGTGTTTAAAATTGTATAGGCCATATTATGTCTTAATTATGTAATAAGTTGCTGTAGATGCACCTCTAGTATCTCCTGCAGGCAGTGGTGCAGAAGTTGCAAGATTAGGAAGATATAATCCTTGCCCAGTTCCCCATTTTCCATATGTATAGCCAATTGCGTTATATAGATTTACATACGTAGCAGTTGTAGCAGTAGTTCCGTTGCAAACTTTCCACCCTGTAGGCACACTATTTGTTGCTGTCGATCCTGCCCACAATCTTAAAGTGCCTGCCGGAGTATTATAGTTTGCAGACCAAATATTTGTTGCGTAAATATTATCGGAGTAGGTGTTTCTAAAAGGAACCGCGGCGGTACCAATATCGTACATAGAAGCAGTATTGGCAATCAGAGCTGTCCCGTTTCCTCTACTAGTACCTAGGTGTAATGTCTCAGTAGCAGTTGTTATGCCTGCAACCATAAGGTTAGATGCTATCAATACACTGCCAGTGGTAACAGATATTGTTTGTGCTACAAGGGTGTTTACTGTTAGTGTATTAAGTATTCTAGCATCGCCATAAACATCAAGCGTGGGACTCAACGCAGAGGTAGTTGTATTAATTGCTATTGTTCTACGAGACACTATCATAGTGTTTACCATGTTAGAATCAGTAGGACTTTTAGTTTTAAATATTATCTGGCCGCCTTGCTTATTATTAGCAATGACTGCCGCATCATTTTGTTTATAAAATTGTACATATTCAGAGGTAGGGTATCCCGAGACTCTCACTACAAGCCCATCTCGACCTTCCGGTGAAGTTGCATTAGGAGTCTCAAATACTACTCGACCGGTAATTATCTGTCCTATTGAAGTAGCATCGTTTTTCTGTAGGTAATTTGCGGCAATTACTCCTCCCAATTTTAAAGCATTAGATGCATCACCTTGTAGTTTCCAAGGTTGTCCGGATTTTGTAGTAAGTGTTATACCCGGAACAATTGTAGTAAATCCTTCCATGCCAGAGGGATATGTTGTTGGAGTAAACTCATTTCCACTAGAAATAACCGATATAACATATCCGTCGGCCCAATTTAAAATAACTCGGCGTATGGCATTATCAGATGAATCAATTAGTTCAACTGGCTCAGATCCAGTTTTTAGTACTCCGGACACAGAGGGACCTACCGTAGTCCAACTTCCCGCGCCGCTGTAAATCTTAAGAAGATTGTCTGTAGTGTCGACCCAAATATCTCCAGTTTTTAAACTTGATCCGTTATACAATTGAGGATTTAACGGTTGCTGATAAATGCCGTTAGCACTGGGCCAGTTTGCTCCGGCAGTGCCATCATTGATTCGAAGCACCTTGCGGGCAGGATCGCTAGTGTCAAACCATAACTGCCCTTCAATAGGATTTTGAGGAGGTATTGGACTAGAAAAATTTTCTAAAAGATATAAAAAATTTTCTGCAAACTTTTGTCCGTATGCAGGATACCCTTTACCAACAAGACTTAGGCTGGTATCTATTGTGTTGATCCCAGGAACATAATCGGGGACTATTACAGTATCAGTTTTAGACGGATCAGAAAATTTTAAGGTATAGCTCATAGATTATACTCCGCCTGTAAGACTTTGGATCCTTACTGTGTAGTCAATTTGAATCATCCTGTTCAGTGATTTCTGTACAGGATGGAAAATAACGTGAGTTAATAAATCACCTAGACCTGTACCGTCAGGACTGTAAGCACGTAGTCCCAATTCATCAAATACGAATTCTCCGCTTGAATTTGTAGCATTATCGAATGCGGCTTGTCCCGAAGGCTCGCCAAAGTCTAACAAACAACTAACTAAAACATCAGAATATGCTGTGCCTAATACATGTCTAACTTCCATAAAATTTCTAGCGGGATCTAAACTAGATGGTTGCTTAGGGTCAACAATCTTAGTGTAGGTTGTATTATACAAATCAGAGTTAATGCCAACTGTGTTAGGAGTTAGGTATGTGATAATACCGGTTTCATCGACTCGTGTTCCGCCATTACCAAAACTCATTTCAGAAATAGTACCGTATCCCTGATTACTGATACTGCGTGCCAATGCTACTGAAAAGTTTTCATAATGAATAGCATTACGCTTGTCGACAAAAACTTTTCCAGATTGCGGATCAAATATTTTAATGTGGCCTTGTATTCTTACATTGCCCTGTTCGTTTGGTTTATTCATGGTATTATCAGTTTTCATGTTGATATTTATGCTAATTAAAATGCACTGGCAAACAACTTTTTCCAGGTGTCAGTGGCGATACACAGATACACAAAGTTGCTGTCATAGGCAATATCCCCAAATGTTCCTGTACTGGCCGAGCTAACAGGAACTGCCACACTTCGTATACTAAACGGTCCTGTAGGTCCAGTTGGCCCTGCACCAGTAGGTCCGCTCGGGCCAGTCCACCCTGTCGGGCCAGTCCACCCCGTCGGACCTGTAACTCCCTGTGGTCCGGTCCATCCTGTAGGCCCAGTACTACCAGTAGGTCCAGTAGGTCCGGTCCACCCTGTCGGGCCTGTAGGGCCTAAATCTCCCTGGAATCCTCGAGGTCCCGATACACCTTGGGGTCCTGTAACGCCTTGGGGTCCCTGCTCGCCTTGCGGTCCGGTAGGTCCCTGCTCGCCTTGCGGTCCTGTAACTCCGGTAGGACCTATTGGTCCTCCACTAGGGCCAGTTGCTCCGACATCCCCCGTAGGCCCGGTTGGACCTATGCCACTTGGGCCAGTTGGTCCTGTTGCGCCGGCACCGGTTGCTCCGGTTGGTCCTGTACCACTCGGTCCTGTTACTCCAGTAGGACCAGTCGGTCCACCGTAACCAACTCCGCTAGGGCCAGTTGGTCCTTGTGGTCCAGCTACAGTACTAGAAGGTCCAGTTGCTCCAGTTGGCCCAGTCGCCCCGTTGTTTCCCGGACTGCCTGATAATCCCGATGATCCTGTAGGACCAGTTGGCCCTTTAGAAAAAGTAGTAATAATTTGATCAACTACTTGTCCAAACGTAAGTCGCTTGGCCAGTCGATTATCGACTACCATGAAATAGGTTTGATTAGTAACTGTGGTTATAATTGGTAATTGATTAATATTTGCCATTTTTAAAATCCTTGTAGTGTGTTTCCTTGATCGTCTGTTACAGCAAATCCGCTGTCGTCAAACAATGCAGGATCACCTCCATAATAATACTTGTCAGGTAATTCAGCAGGACGAGCTTGTAAGAATCTTGCAGGAACTGTAGTACTGTCCATTAGAGATTTAGTTGATTCTCCCGGCACTATCACATCATTCCAAACATCATAACCGGCAAACTGACGTTTAACCATTGTTAATCTTACTCCTGGCTGTACCCCTTCCGGAATATTTAACGAAATTTCTTGCTTAAATTCATTAGCCACTACTGAAAATTCTGGAGGGCGATACATTAACCCTCGATACTCATAACCGTTAACTGCATTTAGCTTATTAGATTGCGTATAGACCCAGACCTGATTGGTTAGTGTGGTTACATATGCGGTGCCAATAATTGTTGTGTACGGTAATGTTTCAGTAGATGTAGTAAAATTAACAGTATTAATGATAGGACTATCATAAGAAATATTAATATCTTGATGATACGTTCCTAATTTATTCAGCAATCTACCTCCATAATATACAGATATTTGATCAGCAGAGTTTATGTAACTAGCCGTAGACAATATTATACCATTGTTGTTAAATGATCCGGTGTTTACAGAATCTGTATAGAATTTAGATATATGATTATTTTTATAAACAGTATAGGCGGTACTGATGCCTGTTAAGGTATTTTGCACTAGAATGCTTTCATCAAACGGCACTGTTTGCTCAATGCTTTGATCGATAACTTTTGTATTTTCTTGGCTATAAAAACTTGGCGCTGTTCCTAATGTACTTCTTCTTAACTGCGCTAAGACATGAGCTGTACTGTAAGTTTTTCTGATAAAGGTTACTTCAGTTCCTGTAGTCAAAGCTATCGACGCAGTATTGTTCAAGGTTACCCTGTTTGATACTGTAGAAATAACTGTAGTCTCTAAAGGTATTCCCTGTATTGTTACAAAATCTCCCGGATTAATCAAATAGTTAGTACCGGTATCAATAGCGAGTACGTTTTCTCCAAATCTTGTTAGACCAATAATTGTTGTTGCGGTTACTAATGTTTGAGTTTCTACAGGTCTAGTTTCTGTTTTAAAGAATTCAATTCTTTCGCCGTCAATTATTACAACCCCAGGAATATTTGCTTCCACTGAAGGTCTAGCAAGCACTGTCAAGTCTGCTACAAAAATTTCTGTATCAGTAAAAGTTAACGGTTTTGTTAAGTAGGTAGTATTCTGTTTACTCAATCGTTTGAAGTGAGTCCTATTAAACAGATCATTGAATATTCTGTGTCCCAGTATAGTCGATGATAATTTTTCACTGCTGAATGTTATGATAACAACTTTGTCAACGGGTTTGAAATTAAACCAATCGCTTACCTGTACAGTGACCTGATCTTCTAATATTTCAAAGTCAACAAAATTGACCAGAGGTATACCATTAACTGTGATCCAGATATAATTTTCATCCAATACAGGTCTACTAATTTTATATCGTCGACTTGGGTTGCCGTTGAATACTTCTGTCCTGATCAACATGTCGTCTTGATTATTATAGGTAATAACTTTTATTTCACCAGACCAGTTGGTATTCCAACCGTAATAACCAAAATTAGTAACAGGAGCACATAATAATAAATTTGATCCCACAATATCATAATGATAATCTTGTTCAGGAAAATCAGCAGTACTTCCTGGTTTTCCTAGTATTGCAATTACATCTCCCCTACTTAACAGCGCCGAGTTAATAGTAACTTGATAAACTCCGTCAAGAAGTCCTACAGTAAAATCAAATCCTCGTTTTAATTCAGACCCGTTAATATATGTTCTAACTCTGGCTAGATCAAAATTTTTCAATGCGCCAGTGCTGGTCACATTGTTAATTGCATAAGAATTATCTGCTGGATCTTCTACCTTATAATAATCTATATGAGGCGGTGTCAGCATGCTTCGTCCGCCTGTGGAAGTATTATAAAATTCAACTATTGCATTGGCCACAAATGGTTCAACTTCCCCCGGAGGGTTCTCTAAAGCATAAGGAATCTCAGTGTATGTACCTACAGGAGCACGAGCATCTACATTGATTATTTGCTCATGGATTTCATTAAAGTACTTGTGCCCAAACCCAAAGAACCAAGCTGTTACCACATTAGGACCTGTGGCGGTTGACAGATTATAAACATTAGCAACCGCTCTGCGATTGTCGTCATCGGCATAGGTTAGTATGTAACCGTATTCAGTTGAGGTACTTACCGCAGGAATACTTTGTCCGTTGACTGTGACATATGCTGATCGAACTGAGTCAATGCCAGCTAAACTTTGTACCTGTGCAGAACTAGTCGGAGGTATAATTGTAGCAGAATCAATAACTCCTGCTTCGGTATCTGGGCGGCCGCCACCGATGCTGATCACTGTGTATCTCACTAATCCAGAACTGCCTTGAGGTGGTATTATTAATTCATTTGTAGTCCAGTTAATTGCATATTGAGTACTGGTTGTAAAATTAGTATTTGTATTATATGAAAAAATTGTATTGGCATAACTGACCATTACACTGGCATAACTAGGAGGAACAATACTCATTATGCGAGTAGCAGTAGAGTTAGAATCTATAAAGAATGAAGATGATAAAACTACCGGTGCACCCTCTGGATTTTTTGTATAAACATTAATGCCTAGGCTTTCGGCTACGTGCCCGGGAACTAGCTCCTCAGGAGCATAGCTGTTGTCTGAACTAATAAATCTATCTCCATCTATAATAACATCTTCGGGATTTATTCCAAGGGCACCGTTTGCAACTCCAGCGTTCCATGTGCCGCCAATGATGGCACTATCTAGCAAGGCCGAATTAACGCTATAACTCCAGAATTCAATAGTAGAAGTGTTGGGTATTGTTTTAACCGTAGTAGTGTTAACTGTAATCACCTTGGTTATCGGATTGATACCTACCACTTTAGCAATAGATGATCTGAAGATAGGTGTAGATGTACTGATCACATTTACTGACTGCCCTACAGTAATTCCACTAATGTCAGATACCGCAATGTTTGTCCAAGTACCGCCGACTACAGAAGACGACGCAGTTGTTACGGCACTGAAATATGTTCCAACTTCGTCGGCCCATAGGGCTCTATCAAAGCCTAGATAAGTATCCCATTTTGTACTATAATCAAATGTTAGCCCTTGGATTGATGCCTGGGGGTAAACAATACCTGTCATTAACTGCCCTAAATCTAATCCTGGCATCCCCGATTTAGGTGTGTAATAGTTTAAAATTCTATCAACAGAGTTCAATACATCTGTACTCTTAATATAGGATATTTCAAGTGTCTGACCATTTAGCGGCACATAATTTAAAAATATTATTTTATTTTTATGCTGTAAATATTCTTGAGAATCGGTAGAATATTCAGTATAGTACTTTATTGTATAATCTGAATTCAACACTAACTCACCGTCTAATGTTGCTACTATTTTATTTTTATCCGGATCTGCAACCCAAGATAAAATAAATTCATTAGTCGATCCATCGCAAACGAATGCGTCTATCGTGTTAAGATTACCTGTTTCGGACTGTCGACTTGTCCTATCAAATCTAATTCCAATAGTATTTTCTCGAACTTTACCATTTGATAATTTAGCATAGGCCACTGCATTAATTAAACCAGTAGATCCTCCGCCTTGAATAACAACTCTTGGAGACCTACTGTAATTTTGTCCTGGGTTAGTTACGATAATATCGTAAACTTCACCTGATCGAATGTACGCTTCGGCAGTGGCCCCGGAGCCAGTATCTCCAGGCTCTGTAATTAGATCAACCTTCGGAGGGAATGTGTATCCTGCCCCCGGGTTTCCTATAGAAATTTCACCCACTCCGAACAGATAATTATCAGCCCAGGCCTTCCAAGGCTGGGTATTCATTAAAGGATTACCAAAATTAACTGTGATAAATTTTTCTAAATTATTATCATAAACTGACGGTAAATCAAAGTCTGTCACATAGGTTTGACTTGGTTCTAATACCGTGTAGTTAGTTGTAAAATTTCGAATACTGGTATGGTATGGTTTAACTTCGCCGATATAATCTTCATAGAATTGACTATTTTGAAGTTTATAAATAGGTCGTTGATCCAAATCACCTGCATAATTTATAACATTGATAAATGATGTTTTGAATGCCCAGTCTAAAAGTTTTTGCTCACTTAACGCATATTTAACTGCTTTGAAGAACAACAAATTCCAGTTAATTTTTAACGCATTAACAAATAAATCGTCTCTTAATGCAGTCAATAGGTAGTGTAATTCAATATCTGGTATTTGGTCAAACAAAGTTTGGTCAAATGCACTGTTGTTATCATATGATAAATTACTATTTGAAAAATTCCAAATGTTATCTAGTATTTTTATTGTGCCGTTTTCTGCATAGACAATATTGAAATTACTATCAAATGTACCATTCACTCCGTCTGATGTTTTTTCAACAATGATATAAGTTCCAAGGCCTGCATCGTTAACCTTGACATACGATCCTACTGTTAATTCAGTCAATGTGTCTAGTTCATATACTTCATTAACTGTTGCCGAATAATCTAAAAATTGGTTATATGTGTCCGACGACCAATCAATATAGTCCCAATACAATGAGGTGTTGTATTCTTGAGTATGAGCTCTAATCCAGCTATCTGACAATTTGTCATAGATAAATTTTGTCCATTTGCCCGTAAATGACGTATCAGCTAACACTATTACTGTATAAGGCCTAACTGTTAACCGCGGAGCTGTGGCCAGTCCCTCACCGGCATTTTTAATTTCAGCGGAAATAACATGTCCTCGAGAATTAATTGTAGTAACTATTTCAGCACCGTTGCCTCCTTCAATAGTCACTACTGGACTAATTTTATAACCTGCTCCGGTTTTATCAATAGAGACGCTACGGATTTTTCCATCTTTTATTGTGCAAGACAACTCCGCGGCAACTAACTGTCGAGTATCAATTAATAGCAGTGCTTCGTTATCTTCGACTACTTGATCGTATTCGTGACTATATTCATCTGGTGGAATTTCTTGTTTGTTTAAATTTTCAAAACTATAATTTCCGGTAATTCTTTCTTTAGATAATACATCGTTAGCAAATTCAACAATATTTCTTAGAGCAGACAGTCTATCTTTAAACATGGTTTGTCTAGGCCTGATACCAACACCATAACGAGCCCTAGCAGATAGTGCAGGATCAGGTACAGTATTACCTAGGCTATCATGTCCTAATAAACTGTCCATTAATTTCTTTTCTAATAATGCATTAGGTCGACTAGTAGCTAATCCGTCTTGCAATAATAACCATTCAGTGTGTCTAGGTATTTCATTACTGATAGTGTCGGACGCAATATTAAGGTGTATTCTATTATCAACTAATAAATTACCAACATTGGCTAATACTACTGCATCTTTAGCAATTATTGAAGCATATTGTAATCCATAAATTGTAGGATTAGCAATTAGGCTTGATACTTGATAACTATTGATTCTTCTATTTTTTACATTAGGAACAACTAATTTATTTTTTACCCAGAAGTAATAATAATTTGTAAAAGAATCATTTATGCTGTTATAAAATTGTTTAGCAGACACCACTGAGTTATCAGGGTGTTTAGGTTGCCCGCTAATTCCTAAGGCAAGGCCTTCTGTGGTGTCGGCAAATGCCGCCCATTGACTCGGTAAGTATGTAGATCCTACCCATTCGTATACATCAATACTTGACCCTGGGAATAATCTTCCCCAGTTATTTTTTCTATACTCTAAGCTACCTTGTTCATACCATGAATATTTTACTGTGCTTAAATCCCACCATAGGTCTCCTACATGTTCTTCCATCCAACATGTATTAGGATCATTTACTGTAGCATCCGTACCGATGGCATAAATTGCAGGATCAAAAGATGATTTGTATCGTATTTCTTGTTCTGCAAGACCTGAAATTTTTCCCTTTAACGGATCAATTACATCAAGGTATTCAACTATTTCCTCATTGAAGGTATCAATTAACGATACCTTTTGAATAGCGTTTACAGATATTAAATTGTCCTGCTCTCTTAATAAATTTAAACTTTGTGCCGTGGTATCTTTTTTGTAAAACTGATAGAATGAACTGGTTGCCAAGTCTGGTGTGACAGAGTTTTTATAAGCCGGAGATCCAACATAGATACTATTTTGATTCAATGCAATACTAAACCCAAAGTTAGTTCCCGTAGTTGTATCCGGAGGAATTAGTTCGTCGGCTAATCTAAACAGATTATTTTTTCTGTTATATACATATGCCGTTCCCGAATATGTGATGGCATCAAAAAACGTTGTAGATTCAAGGTCAAATGTTGTCTGGGCATCTGATTGAGTACTATTAGGATCATTTACATATTGTGCTGTAAGATCAGGTTGTGTTCCTAGCAACAAAGAATATTTGTCAAAGGTTTCAGAAACATGTCGATTGGTACCAATTGCTGATACTACTATTTCAGTAGCATCAGGGTTAATATCAACAGCCTGGCCAAACTTCATTCCTACACCGATTACAGGATTAGATATAATTTGTAATAGAGTAAATGTACCAACTGAACTGGTTCTTTTATAAATTGCAACCTTACCATAAGATTGATCAGAATTTCGAGCTTCGGATGCAGTTACGCACATGTAATTGCCGGTAGGACTAACAGCAATATCTGTACCAAATTTAGCATACTTGTCAAATGGACTATAAATTGTTTGTAAAAATTGAGTAGTTGTTCCTACAAAAACTGTAACTAAACCTTTGTTGGAATCATACCCAGGGGCACTAATTGCAATTATTTCTGCATTGTCAGATCCGGTAATTATACTACCCCATTGACTGCCAGTGTTTGCCAAAGTAATTACTGGATTAATAACCTTGCCTTTATAAGAGATGTCAACGGTTCCTGTAGTGACTGTGCTGGTAGTGACCCAGTAAGAATAAACAGTTCCTGTCCCAAGAGAATTAGTTTGGGGAGCACCTACCAATAGAAGCTTACCTAATGAAGTAGCAACTTCATAAATGCTAGTTCCAAATCGTTCGTAATTAGATGGGTACGGGCTTAATAAAACTTTTTGTGTTTTTTCTTCTATTAAAGTTCCGTCAACGCTACTAATTTTAACCAGACCTTCCTGTGTCCTCGATGATGCACTACCGGTACCCGATGCATATCTTAATGATCCAACTGCATCATTAGATTTAACTTTACTTGTAAGAGGGGCTCCTACAAACATCAATCCGTAGCCCGTTGGCCCATTACTGTCAATAAATTCTTGGCTGTCGTAGGCCAAATCCCATCCAAATCCAGTTTCATCACCTAAAGAATAATACTGTGTGATTCCTGTGTTAATTCCGTACCTGAACTTTAATTGTATAGAATTTCCAGATTCGTAATAAACAGATACGTTACCAGTGTTTACATTTTCTGTATACCCCGGACTACCTACCATGAATATATTAGTCGGACTTGATCTACTGATACTCCATCCTAACTTTTGATCAGTCGGTGATGTGCTAGCAGAAACTGATAATTCGTGATAGTTTTTTATTTTTTGATAAACACTCCATTTATTATTGCCGTTATCATCGACCCACAACTTTGATCCTTCGGGCAATTCTAAAAGTGTTTGATCTGATGGTAAATTATCAAAAGTACTATTTCTAGCACTGACGAATTTAAATAATAGTCCCGGAGAAGACGGAGTAATAGTACCTGCAACCACCGTAGAAGAATTTACAACAATGAAACGATTCAATCCAGGAACTGATTGAATTTTATATACACCATTAACTCTATCGTCAAACTCATTTACAGATACAACGTCCCCTACAGACAAATTGTGTATGTAATCAGTGTAAAACTCAATTGTTCCTGCAACTTCGGTATCTGAAGTCATACTAACTAACTTAGCAGTGTCGAGATTATATTTTAAAACATCCCAATCTCCGTTGTTTTTAGAACCTACCCAAATAGTTGTTCCTTGTACAAGTAAATTAGTATTGGTTAACGTTAATATTTCAGATTCGTTAAACAGTGTAAAATCTACATCGTCAAATCTTGCATATCCAGCAGTGGCTAATTGGAAAGAATCTGTTCCGGTTTCGGTAGTAAAAGTAGCAGTTGATTTATATTCTATAGGAGTAATAGATAAATCTGCAGGCAAACTATAATAAATTAAATCGTTTGGTGTTGTAGGTGTTGTCTCAACAAAATTAATGACTTGAGGATTTTCAATGAACCCGCCTTCAACTAACGGTACTTCAATTTCTTTATAGGTTTCGTAAGATCCATAGTATCCAACTCGGAACGCCCACTCTTCGTTGTAATCAATTTGTCCTTGAAGATTGTGGATTGTTGCTTTAGAAAGTTTACTAATTGCATTCTTAGTTCCCTTTTCTTTGATAAAACCTTGATAGAATTTATATTGAGCAATAGGATCTGTAAAAATATTGTTTAAGTAAACTCGAGGTGTATAGCCTGTTAGATGCTGTGCCATTTTTTGTTGGGCACTGTCAAAATTATCAATATCTAAACTGTAAAAATCTTCAAACTGACTAATTTTATAATCAAAATTTGACAACAATGCGGCTACAGGTTTTTCGCCTAGAGGAACCCATTTTGTAAAATCAAATTTTTCTGAAGAGGCAACATTTTGTTTAGCAGAATAATAATTTCCGTTGAAACGAACAACATCACCATATCGATAATTAGTGTATGTCTTCCAATCTGTTACTGTTGCTTCGTCATATATAAAACCCGGACTGAAATAATCGCCATCCCAGTTTGCAGTTCTAAAACCTTTTACTTTCATCCTATGTTGGCGATATCCTGTGACTTTATCATAGATAACATCATTAAACATAGTTCTATTTTTGAATACTAGACCGTGTTCTTTTTGTACAGAATTTAATCTAGCAAAATATATACCGTCAAAAGAATTTAATGTTTTGATTGTACATACTCCGTCTTCACGGTCGACTGACAAAGATGTTTTAGGAAACGGACGGCCATTGGCCTGTAATATACTATATTCGTAAAAACTATTAAAAATATTATCAACTACAGATGCAGGATTTTTAAATTTAATCTGATTAGCAAAAGGACTTAATGTAATGATATTTTGAGAAGCCCAGTTTTGTGTAGTCCAATATAAAAATTCTTTACATGTAAAGTCCCAATCAATAGCTGACTGAAGCTCACTGTTATATTCATCAAAATAGAACCCTTGCCCTTTGAGCCAGGCACCGTATCCTATTAATAAATCATAGACTTCTTGAATTGTATTAAACTCTGTTCCGTAGGGAATATTTTTTTCTATACTGTCAATTGTACTTGCAATTTGCACAGTGGCCCCGCCAATTATCGGCAATGCAGGTAACCTTTGGAAATAAGACTCAACAAAAGTATCACCACTTCTGTGGCTATTTTTAACCCTATAATAATAATTTCCGTATTTTACTATCTGCCCTTGCTGATAATAAGTGCCTGATAATGCAGAATTTGCAGTAGTCGTATCAACTGACGATAACCCACTTTGCCCGATCGATGAACTCGATGCCCATGTAATGTAAGGATCTGAAACTCCGCCTACTGTAATCGTCGGAGTGTCGGTATTTCTTAAAACAGTATAGACTGTAAAGTAAGGATTATTATTATCATATCCTTTAACAATGAATTTGCCATTATTTTTTTGTACAATTACTCCAGAAATTGCAGTAGATTTAATAGGGTTACTAACATTTAAAATTAAACTATAATCTTCCGGAGGAAGCAATGCTCCCTGACTAGTGCTGGTAGGCTCAATAGAATCAATAGTAATTTGTAATTTGTTTTTATTAACAAATCCGCCAGCTTTATAAAATAAATTAAAATCTGCATTATCAAGATCGGATCTTAGCTCTTTAATATAATTGCCGGTACGCTGAAGGCCAATTTCACTAACATATACACTATAACCGCTGTTGGTTATAGTATCAGTCTCTCCGTGGATGCTTACATTTTTTAATTTTAAAAATTCAAAATTTGGCTCGTAGTCCCACTGCCCGGAAAGGTTTCGTCTAGTCTTAATCGGGTCATACATCAGCGACGCATAGGAAGCAGGACTTGTTAATGCCAATAGTTTTTGGATGACAAATGGCCAATAACTGCTTCGGCGCCATGCGGTTTCGGCCGCACCATGATCTCCAAATTTCCAAGGCTGGCGGCGGTTATAAGCAGTTACATTTGTGGCTATTAATTGGGTCGGATCTACTAATCTTCCTTGGTCGTCAACTGGTAATACTTTAGATAAGCCAGGTCTTGCATATTCAACATGCACTCCTGCACGGTATCCTTGTCTTACTAATCCTTGTTCTAGATCTCTCCATAACAACTCGTTTCCAGAAGTGTAAGGTGCAGGACCATATTGGCTAGCCCACCAGGTTGGATACTCTGTAAAACCCAGCATTTCCCACGGAGTATAATTAGGAGTGTCAGTATCGTAGAAATAATTAAATATCGATCTCCAACTTCCCGATAACTCAATGCCAAATTCTCTGTTATAACTTCCTGCGTAATTCCAAGTAAATGGATCATATTGATCAAATGCTGTATTTTCCTGATAGTCAATGCCGTAGGTTCCTGACCATTTAATAAAATCTCTTTGAATTATTTCATTTACTTCTTTAACAGAATAATCAGATTTACGGAATGCTCCAGGTAATGCACCCATGAACTCGAATACATTTGAGTTATAAGGAAATTTAATATTGTTATATACTCTCTTTTCAAATTCAAGAATGATATCATCTCTATAATCGTTATAAGCCGCCATGATACTGCCATCATGACATTTGATGGATTTGCGAAGGCCGTTTACATACGATCCATCATCATAGATGTATGGTCGGCTTTTTGGATAAAGTCCTAATTTTGTAGGTGTCGGCGGAATAAAAGATCCGCGAGTATCGCGGTAGTCTTCGACTACTAAAATATCGCCTTTATTACGAGTTACCAATAACTGAACAGCAGAATTTGTCGGCGAATAATCGTACTGTGCTCCATGTATTAATTGTACTCCGTTTAAGTATACCAAGACAGATCTATATGTATACCTTGAAATACCCGTAGCATCAAATGCTGAAGTAATAGGATAAGAAGAAATATTGGGATTAGTAATAGTCCAAGTTCTAGTATTTTTATCTGATCCATAGGCTATCATATCAGATAGATAGTAAGGTGATTGAACGTCCTTATCAACGTTTAATTCTTTAAGTGCTATATCAACTGCGGTTACAGGATCAGTTTGTAACCCAATGCTGGCGATCTTTTTTAAGAAAGCCATTCTAAATTGATTATATTGATCAGCCGCAATTGTTATCGCATCAATGGCATTGTGTTCTTTTTTACCAAGGAAGAAATGCGCAAACGACATAGGATTTTTATTGGTTATAAACCTATTTCCCTTGGCAGAAATATTACTAAGATCTCTTAAATTGCTATCGCCTGGAAAATTGCCAGTAAATTCTGAAGTTTTAACAACCATCGATTTAACATGATCGCTTATTTCGCTAAGTGTAAAACTATCAGCATTTTCATTTAGTGGGTTATTGGTCAATCCTAGGGGAGTTTCATAATAATTTGATTCACCAACAGTTGTGGCAATATCAGATTTTAATAACGGAATTTTATAAGGATCAGCTATTGACCAAGTATTAAAAAAGTTATCGCCAATCTTAAAAAATGTTGTGCTAGTAGGTATCGTTGTCTCATCTTCGGGCAAAACTATTTGACCGTCCATGAAATAATTTTTAAAAAGATAACTACCTACTCCGATACTATTTCGATAGTTTAAAGGAAACCCTAGGATTGGATCTGCAGAGCCCGATCCTATATCATACCCAAACACTTTATTACCAGAAAAACTAGTAACATAGTAATTTAAATCACTAAAACTTGCTCTCCTATAATCGTATAGATCAAATAAAGGCGCTTGATTTAATGCAGTTTTTTGTTGTGAATATTTCCATTCGTCTCCGTTAAACCACCAACTAGTTCCTGTGTATTTTTTACCATAGTTTACAGCTACTACTGATTCCGTTGCAGGGGCATCAACTTGTTCGAGGGTTAATCTTAATCTATTATTGATACCAATATAATTAACTTGATAAATTTTTCCACGGACTTCGTTGTCAGTATCTGCTACAAATATAACTCTGTGACCTTGCGCTAATTGTACACCGTCAACATGATGTCCAGCAGACCCTTCAACTAAACTAAATGCGTCGGTTGTTTCTGTGTCAATTAAATCAACATTTTCTATGCCTCGAGACCCAAAGTTAAATAATTTAAAATCAGCTTCAAATTCAATAATAGGGCGTTTAGCTCTTAGGTTGGCAGGATATACAGGAGTTTGACCTGTGGCCAGAGCAGATGCGGTAATAACGTCTTTATGCACCCATCGATTATATCTTGACCAAGGGTTTAAATCCCTACTTGCTCGATTGATCGTAATGTAATCAGGTGTTAATGGTAACTTCTTAAAACTATCAAATGGATAGTCATCAAAAGGAGTAGCGTCAAAATTTTCATTAAAAGTTGCTGTGGGAAGTTCAGCACAGTTTAATAAATCATATTCGACTAACCTAATGGCAATACCTACACCTTCAACAAAAAAGTCTCGATCTCTATAAAATTCGGGATACACATCTCCGCCAAATCTAATCTTCATACCATTTGACAGGACCACATTGTTTCCGGAAGTATAATGTTTTTTACCTATAATATCTGTTTCAACATTTATTTGAGAATCTTCTGCAACTGCTTTGACAGAAATTTGCCCTTGTGCATATTGTTGAGTATCACTGACGTAGAATAAAGTATCTGGAGTATTGTTATCGATTGTAACAGAAATTATTCCGGTACTGGTTCCATTATTAGTAACTCCAAAATTAAATTGATCTCCAGTACCCAGGGTGGCAGAAGTTTTAATGTAAAATTTAAAAGAAGAGTCAACTTTGAAGTGATAGGTGTTTCCTCTGTAAAGAGAAATTAACGGATTAGCAGTTAGTCCATCGGGGGTAAACACAAACGCAGTTTTTGCTCTGTTGTTTACAACAGTATATGTACTGGTACTATTTTTTGGAGATCCGTCAATTGTTATAACATTTGGACCGGTAACCAACCAATAGTATTGCTGATAGTTGATTAATTTATCCCAGTCAATATGAGGATTATAAGAATAAAACTCGGGCCTAAACAATCTGTCAAAGTTATCAACTTTACTACCTTGTATAGACAGCTCGTTGACTAAATCATCTAATGCCACAACATCAGTTACATTATCAGAAGAATCTCTAATTACCAGGGCAGGATCTAATTGATAATTTCTTCTCAAAGGCAGTGTTTCAGAAATATAGATATCTGCTGTAGAATTGTAGGTAACAGTTTCGGTGTCACCTATATATCCATCGAGACGTTCAACTTGCGGTTTCTGTATTAACTGATCAATTGTGCTGGATAGAAATTTAGAATTTCTATCTGTTCTTAGAAACTCCGGAAGTAGATTTACTGATTTAATAATTTTATCTGCCATGGTTTAACTGCCGCTAGTGGTTACTATTCCTGATGCTTTTAATTGTGAAGATGTTATGGCATCGATGATTTCTATTTCATTGGCAGATGCACCGCTAATAAACAATTCGTTGCTTTGACATGCAATTTCATAAAGGCTACCAAAACTGTTAGATGCTGTCGGAACAATAATAAAGTTAGTAATATCAGGAGACATAATGTTCATCACATATGTTGAAAGCTCACTGAAGAAAAAAGACTGCCCAAAATCCCAATTTTGTAAGTTAAAAAAATCTTCAATGGCCATTAGTATTCTACTTCTTAAATCGTTGTCGCTAGTAGGGCGAGAAGGATTTCTTACTGCTTTGAATACTCCCTGTAAATTTCCAGAAGCCTTGTTGCCAAACAACACTTTATATTTGACTGGTTGGAAAATAATTTCATCGCTGATAGTTTTAATAGGTTCTAATTTAGATGAATAATTCTGTTCTAAACTAGAACTAGTGGGTGCTAATGGTTCTGCTCCTGTTCCAGAAGATAGCCATGTTCTAAAACTTAAATCATAATCGGAGGTTAATAGATATACATCTATGATATTGCTCTTACTAGGGTCAATTCGTCTATCTTCACCACTGTTATGTGTATACTGAAATTTTAATCCATCTCGACCAGAATAGGCATAATAATCAGGTTCGTATACCCAATGATCAGATGTTCCTAAGAGGGCCGCAGAAAAACTTTTAACAACATTGTATTCTGGATTGTAAAAATAAAACAGGTCCCCGTTATTAACCGCTAATTGATTTAACATAGCATCTGCATCCTCTGGCGTAGGAAATGCTCTAAAAAGTTCTTTATCCATTAGACTGTATCTTTGCCCGTCTGTAGATTTTTTAAAATATACAAACTTATCATTAAAATTAGTGGTCTCGTTAGTGCTTGACGGCTCTACTACATTCATAAAGGTATCGGGATCTGAAATTTGCCCAGAACTATTATAATCATAAAAACTCACTTTGACTTTTTTAGGCTCAACATACCCGTCAGTTTCTACAATAGCACCATCAATCTGCCATTGATAATCTTTACCCAATCCCGAGTTAATGTCTGTGTTCATCGTATTAATTGATAACACATTTATTTGATCTTTAATCACAGAATTAGTATTATAATCATAGTTAACGGTATTAGGGTCAATAAAAAATGCTGTTTCTTTTTCACTTTCAAAAATATAATCTGTTAGACGATATCTTACTTTATAACTCTTTCCTGTCCACGTAAAAGCCACCATCCAGCTGGCATCTCTATTTGCATTATCTTTGTTTCCTTGGAAAGTAAGACTAAATGGGCTAATTAGATCAATATTAGTATCTAATATAATTACCCACTTCCTTGTAACTTTGTTAAATGAGAGCCCAAAATTTCTTTGATTCAGACAAAGATTAACCAATTCGTTTTCGAATGTATAGGTGAACACATCAATAAACTTAGGTATCACTTCAACTGGGATGGCTCCATTATCTATAATATTGCTGAGAATAACGGGACCCGTGCCGGTATCTAATGCACCCTGTCCTGTATTAGATCCGTCTCCAACTACTTGAACAACTTTGACCCAAATGTAATCTAATGTGTTACTGCTTTTAACAGCGACTAAGTTGCCATTTGGTTTGAAATATTTTTTGCTGGCGTTGTATCTTGCATCAGTAGGCGGAAGGCTTCCTGGTGCTACGAATTTCATCAATGCCCCTTGAGTTGCATATTTGAGATTATTTGAAATAAATGTGCCTAAACTAGTCGGGCCGCCTAGATTAATATCTGTGATATGTCCAGTACATTGTGTTGCACTCTTACTGTCTTGTACCCAAGATAGTTTTAAATCGCTAAGGGAAGGTCTTTCATATTGGTCAAAATAGAAAGATCGCAATGCTGGGTTAGCAATTACTGGTTCTAAATAAAATTTAATAGCAGAAAATACTTCGTTCCTATTGCCAGTTGTAAATGAAAATTCAAAACTTTTTTCTTGAGTATTTTTATATAATATACCATCAGTGGCAAAAATATTAGTTTTACTGTATTTTCCACTGACGTCACTAAGTTCAAAATATTTGCTTAATCCGCTGTTGACCCTGGCTACACTTTTTACTTTTAAAATGTTACTGCCTAAGGTTAATGGAGCCACGTTATAATCTTCAGCGGTAACCATACGGTTCTGTGTATAGTATACCTGTGGTGCTTTATTTTGTATGCTGGCGTTTGTTTCTGGGCCTGCGCTATTACTCACAGTGTATTGCAATCCCATTGTCAATGTTAATGTATGCCCTTGCCCTGATTTATTAAGGTATGGTATTTCAACTACAATTCCACTCATCTGCTCTGGTTTAATTGTATAGGTCAAGCCGTTACTCTGTCTGTAAAATAGATTAAATTGCCCTTGTGGAAGATTACCGAAGCTACCGTCTGCAAAATTTAAATCAATCTGATCTTGGTCTCGCGAAGTAACGCTATAGATATTTCTTTCACTGTTAGATAGGCTATTATAGATAATATTATTACCAGTTATTGCAGGGACCTTGGTCCATAACGTAGAATATCTGTTGTTGTTGTCTAAATTCCAAAGCCATACGTCTGTATCATTAATGTTGTTAACATTAACTCCGACAATTTCATTAGAGACTGGGGTGGTAATATTAAAATTAGATACTGCTAATTTACCTTGTTTAACGTGTACAAAAAATCCTGTATTATTACTACTTGCACCCTGATTGTCATTTTTATAGATTAAACTAAAAGAGTTAGCCGGTTTAGGTGCTTCTTCATATACAGAAGTAGTTCCGGACATGGTTGCAGGAACTATTTCAAAATTCATTGCTGTACCATTAACTGTTTTTAAAAAACTGTATATAGGTACGTCTATGTTAGTACTGTTTATTCTATACTGCTCTGTTAGTATGCCGTCGATGGTTTTTCTATCGTAAGGTTTTCCAAAAATAAAACTGCCGCTCATAGCAGAATTCATTATAGAAATAAACTGTTCATACCAATTGGTACTTGTGGGATCATTCCAGACAATGGTAGTATTTGCCACGTTTGTTCCATTGGAATCAATTACAGAATCAGTTGTGGAAACCGCAGTGATTTTTAAAAATCCGCTAGCGGGAACGTTTCTAGTAGGTGCATAACTGATTAGTTGTGCTAAACGTAGGATGCTGTCTCGACGTTGGGCTGTTTCTAAAAAATTTTCACGGGCGTTTAAGTCAACACGGAAACTTAAATTTTGCCCTAGGTATGCAATTAGATCAACTAGAGCAATGTATTCGCTACTATCAATAAAATCATTAAAATCTTCAGGGTAATTTTGCTGAAGATACTGGATCATAGTGCGTCTTAGGGTTTCAAAATCGTAACTTTGAAACTCAGCATTGCGATAAGATTGGTATATTTTTTTCCAATCTTCGGACACTAGCAATTTATTATTAGTTGATGGGATCATATTTTTATTAACTTGTACCGTATTTATTGCCAGAATTATCTGGCTACATTATTGTGTTACTATACCTAATTTCTGATCAAAGGTCAGTTTCAATACAGACGACTGATCATCATTTACCAAACTTAAGGTTATTTCTAAAATAAATCCCATAGGATATTCTGTAATATCAATTTGAGATGCCGAAACTCTAGGGTCAGCTGTGCAGATAGTAGTGATGTCATCTTTAAGTGCATCTCGAGTTTGCTCAGTTAACGGTTCCATTAACAAATCCCATACAATACTACCAAAATTAGGATTCATAACCCTACTACCTTTTTTAGTATTAAAGTGATTAATGATATCTTGTTTGACTAGATCCATGTCATAAAGTCTAGATCCAGGATTCGCAGACAGTGAGCTAAATCCTTTGTAGAAATGACGTAGCTTTGCCGGCTGTTCGTTTATAGCATTGGCATTGGTTAGTTCGATAGTTTTAAATGGCATATGGTATTTATTACCCTGTTGATCCCGGTCTATTTGCAGAAACTACAGTTTCATCTGATCCTAAAGTAACATCAGTAGCGGGCTTGCTAAATTTTTCACTATTAATATTTTCGTGTTGTACCCAAGGTTCATGCATAGGTACACGTTGCATAATACTGGTGATCGGAGCACCTTTAAAGAAATTACCATCACTCCATCCAACATTTTTATCAGTACTGGGTAACGAATAAGTTATCATTTTTCCAGGAGTAGCAGGATCAGTAGCAGGACTTGCTGTGCCTGCCGACGGGCCATTCATGTGAATTTTAGCCGCTGTTTCAAAATGCATGGCGCCACTAGAAATATTGGTATCTCCAGATGCTGTAAAAAAGTTAGTACTTCCTGAAATATTAAAATTGCCTGTAGCTGATTGATATACAGTGTCGCCTTTTAGATGTACTGCCGAATCACCAGATAATTTTAATTCTAAATCAGATTTTATATTGGCAGATTCTGCAAAATGTAATCTTCCTGCCCTGTCTGCCCGCAGATTAAAATCACCTGCAGATTCGAGATTGATATTTTTACCTGCTTTGATGTTAACATTTCTTCCTGCTTCAACGTTAAAATCTCTATCAGCACGGAAGTTAAAATCAGCTTCGGTATGTATGCTGACAGAATCTTCACAATAGATATCCATTTTTCCATCGCTGGTCAATTCAATCCAGCTTGTACCTCTGGCGTTCCCTATGTAGATTAAATCTTGACTATTGTGTAAAAGTATTTGGTGCCCTGTTCGAGTCCTAATGCGCACTAGTTCATTTTGTCCTTTGGCATCTCCGTCGTCCATAACAAAACTACTACCACCTAGCCGCGATACAGGAGACTGTACACCTGCACCGTAACCTATTTTACCTTTTTTGGCATTGGTGTCAGTTTTTAACGGGCCAGGTGTGCTAATACCGAATACCCTACTAGGTACTTCTCGTCTAGCACTACTCGAAGTAACTCCCCTTGTGGTGTCTAGTAATAATCCCTGAGACAATAATCTGTCAGCAAAAGGATGTATAGCTTTTTGTATTTTATCTATGTTAGGACCCGAATTGAGAGTTTGGCTTTTCTTGTGTACCTCTGCCACGGGCAATAAAGAAGTTCCATACTTACGTTGTTGTTCGGCAGTTAGTGCAGATTGCAGTGAGGCCGCAATACCAGGAACCATTTGATTTTGAAATCTATCTTGAATGCATCCAAACCAAAATCCTTGGTTAGGGTCACCATCAACAAAAATAACCAAAACCTGTGTACCTACATCAGGAGGGACCATCCACATGCCGTAGGATTTTTGTACGTCGTCAAAATTACCGCTGTTGTTGCCTTCGTGCCTTGCAGATGTTACTCCGTAAAATGGACTTAGATATTGCACAGGGTAAACTGCATTTTGACTACCAACTAGTCCAGGTATACCTTTCCTAATGGCCACTTCAACTCCGCCCATATAGGTTTTATCTAAGTGATTGGTTATTTCTCCTATATAGGGGCCAGGGCTAGGTAGCTTGGCACGGGTTCTTGTATCTTGCGTTCCGCTCATTGTGTTTTTCCTGAATTAAAAGTAATTAAATTGCGTACATCAATCGGAGAAGAAACGCTACTGGTGACTGGGAATAGCGATTGCAGTAAGGGCACCGAAGAAGCAGGGGGGGCCGGAGGAGCCAGGATTACCGACGGAGGTAAATTTGTTTGCCTGGAAGTAATCACAGGAGTATTAATTGGTGCTGTAGTCACTACTGCTGGGTCAAAGCCAAAAACACGCACGGCATCAAAACTGCCTTCACTAGTTTGGACTTCTTGTTCCACTGCCGCATCAGCTGGTGCTACCTCTGCAGGCGGTGCTGTCCTAACGGGCTGGGTCGGAGGAACATTAGGTAACTTATCGGGGAGAAGACTAATACCTTGTGCTTCTGCCGCGGCCACATCAACTCCCTCGGGGATTCTTCTGGCCAAAGCCAACATGGTAACAATTTGCGTAGGCGACAGTCCGCTAATTTGATTTGGACCTAATCCTAGTTTTTCGGCGCCGCTGAATATTGTTTGATTTATTCCCTGTACCGAAGCATTAATTTTTTGCGCAACTTTTGTTATTGGAGAAAGTGCGGCGTTAATTGCGGTGCTTCCTTTGGTTGCCGCGGCTTGTAAGGCGGCGCCTGCTTCTGATGCTAGCCTGGCAGGTGTATTTAATATACTAGTAATGTCTTTGTTGATACCATTAATAAAATTAAGAAGCGGCATTTGTCGGCTAGGATTAAATCTTCTAGTATCTTTTACTACTTGATCATTTGGGTTTGGCCTAGTTTTCATTACATCTAAGTCGTCTTTAACATCAACGTTGATATCCCCTTCTATGTTTGGCATCCTCATTACTTCAATTGTTTGTTTGAATGCGCCTTCTTTAAAATGAGACTTAATTTTTTTAATCATGTAGACCCCAGAAAATGACATCTTTTCAAAATCAAAGTTCATCATTCCGCTGTCTTTTCCTGAAGTTAGTATATCAATTGGATTTCTAAAATTTAAGTTTATAAGAACCAATCCTCTGCTTAGGTCTGTTTCATTATCCTCTGTTATCCCCGGTCTTAATATTTTAGGAACATAATTTCCGAGCCCGCCGGTGGCAAGAAAAAACGGGTCTCCAATAATTTCTAATTCACCTATAAGTGCGGCATATTGAGTACTTTTTTGTAGACTTGTAAACAAATCTTTAGCCAAGATAGAATACGGGTCCGTTTGCGGGGGTCCCGCATTTCCTCCGCTAGATTGGGTTTGATTGGCCTCGTTAGTTGGCATACTCACCGGGGTAGACAATATTCTTTTGTCAAGAACTTCTAACCTTGAAGGTTGCTTTTCAACCTGGACAGTGCCGGCAGGGGCCGCGCCGTCTTTGCTAGGAACTGCATCACTATTACCGTTGGCGGGCGGAGTACTTTGAAAAAACAGGCTGTTAAAGTTTAACCTAAAAGATAAAACATCTGTATTTTTACCTGTATAGGTATAATTGTATTTCCTGTGTATCAGTGGGTTAAGGTCTTCTTGAGACGCACCTATTGCCTCATATCCCGGAATCATTGTGAAATGTATTTTATAAGGAGTCACTACATAAGTTATCTTTTTAAATTGATTCCTAGTCACAGGGTCTACATCTAGATTGTCAACTTCTATACTAACTCTAAAAAAGTCTATCATTCCGTTATTATCTATAGTTCCTTCTTTTCCTATAGTTTTTAAAATATTTTTAAGATATTCGCTATCGCGAATAATTGCTGATATAATTTCAGAAATGTTTGCACCATCGGCAAACATTGCTAGAGTTTTTCCCGGTTCATATCTCACCGAATCTTGATTTGTGCCAGGATTATAGGGATTAGGTCGAGTCGGATCACTTGGATCTGCAAATGCATAAACTCTGTTATCTCTTAATAATTCTGCAATTTTTGCTTGGCCTATTTTGTTTGTTTTTTTCCTGTCGGGATCTCGATTCCCATCTTTGTCAATTTCTGGAAAAATTATATCGTATACATCATGGTCGGTTGCGTTGGCCGCAGGCTTACTGGCCTTATCATCAGCAGTTATTTGCTCATTTTTTTTCTTTATAAAATCTTTTAATATTTCTGAAACTGTACTACCCGACATCTGAACCGGGCGAGTTAGTCGATTAGGTGCACCAAATGCTAGATCATTAAACGGCATACCTTTTATACGATATCGTGTGCCGTTTTCGGTTAGGTCTACATCCATGCCATTAATTGTAAAAGGAAAATATCTAGTCGATCCGGGAACCTCGATTGATTCGGATTCATTTTGATCAGGATATCCTATAAATTGCATCTTTAATAAAAACACAGCCCCTTGATATCCATTATAACCGGTAGCAATAGCCGTAGCATGTAGTGCATCAATAAATCCGGTAGTGCTTAGTGGTTCAAAAATTTCAAAAGATAATGCTGTGCTAAATGAGTTTCCCGCTGATGGTTTCAATGCGGTTATTTCAACATTCTCGATAAACATGTCAAAACGTCCTGCACTACGTTTATTAAACTCTGAAATTGTGACAACATCATTTATTTTACTAAAATTAACAATGCCGCCTGCTGGGTTACGAATAGGATTAGTTAGTTGTTTACCCGAAGTTAACGATCTACCATTTCCATCTACTTTAACTGCTCCGTAAGTGGCCGCCGCATTTAACCCTGCAGTTCCTTTGCCACCTGATTTTAAAATAACAAAGTCTAATTTAGCATCTCTGTATTTGGTAGGGTCATTGGCGATTTCTCTTGGCAATCCTGCCAGTGTAAAATTGTAAGTATATGATCTAAAATAGTTTAATACATTTGCATTGGGGTCTACATAGGGGCGTTTTCCTCTAATTACCACTGGTTCAAGACCGTCAGCTACTGCCTTTGTTCCGTCTGGCAAAGTTATATTAATTTTGGCAGGAGTTTTTGTTACAATCTCAGTTCCCATATTAAATTCCTAGAGAAGATTGTATGTTGGTTAATTTAGGCAAATAAATCCTAACGCCTGCTACAAGATCAAACACAGGATCTTTTAACACATTTCGATTCCTTGCGGCAAACACCCACCACAACCCCACATCTCGATAAAGATCGTAGGCTAACATATCGGGCCTATATTCATAATCTTTAGGAACCACAAACTCAATGTCGTCAACTTCCGCTATGATATCACGCGGTTTGATAACATCTAAATACCCATTGGTATTAGGTGTAGTATAGTAAGGGCTGGTTTTTTGATATAGAGACATGATTAAATGTATACTGAATTGTATTTGGCAAGCCAATTTTTAACTGAAAATTGTTGCATTTCGTTTCTACTGTACACAGGCAAACAAACAATGTTGATGCTAGACACTATAGGAACCGAAGCTTGGCCGTAAACCGGGTCTGCTGTTTGCTTGCCGAGAGTGATGTAATCTACTTCGGCTGGCAGGTCAACCCTATAGCTGGTGATAACTACCGGAATATCTTTTAACATGAATTCTCCATATGCAGATAATCTACACACAGGCGGAGGTGCTCCTGCATCCGAGTCGTTACCAAATCTCATCTTAGTCAGTGCCTTGATCAAATGTACCGTGGCTAGATATACTGTGGCATCTGTTTCATTTTGTACAGTGAATTTTCCACTGATATTGATGGAACCAACACTGCTATTTTTGTAAAAATGTTGAGTATAATTTCCGTGAGTAGGATTTAAAGAACTGTATTCTGCTTTGACATCATAAGTAATTTGCGGAGTATAAGGAAAAATTATTCCTTGATTTCCTCGAGTTGCTAGTTCATTATTTTTTCCAGAAGTTGATTCTTTTATGTATTTTTCAGGAACTTTGATACGAACTCTCAGGTCATCTTTCTTAATGTTTCCTTGCAGATCTCGAATAGTTATTAGTGGGGCAGAAGGAGCCGGACGCTCTGCTCCGAAAAAAATATTTCTGGCTGAACTAGCAAAACCAGATAATATGCCGTCTAAGTTTGCCATATGATCTCCATTATGATATATTTAACCGATAAATAAACTGCTAACTTAATTACTGTGGTTGACAAACAACACTTCTGTGTTATACTTAAGAATAAGGATAATAATTAAAATATGACCGCAATCTTCACCACGAGAAAAGTAAAATACCTAAATAATCGAGACCTATTAGCAGAAATACACAGAAGTAAATGTTCTTTTTCGAGTTTTACTCAACCCGAATTCCAACAATACGACATCATACTTCCAAATCTAAGCAAGGTCAACATACGTAGCATTGCCGATGCTAAACGAACCAAAGCTAAAAGACTAGGGCTACTTGCATTCTCGGCCGCAAGACTCTCGGGCGATAAAAAAATAAAATTAGCCGAATGTGTTCCGGACTACAAAACAATTGCCAAGACAGATATTATTATTCGTATAATGACCTTTGATCATATTCCACTAGCGCCGGGACGTAAAAAAACTACCAAAACTGTAGCCGATAGTCATGACAAAGTAAATTTTCCGCCATTCCAACATTGGAAATTTAATGATCAAGACGAATTGATATGCGTTGGAAAAAGTCACTGGAAAGGCCCAATAGACACTGGACACTTTAGCAAAGATCACGGTCGTATTACTGAAAACTTAGGTAAAATGTATATCAAACTCAGCGAGAGATATGCACAGCGTAGCAACTGGCGTGGTTATACCTATATCGACGAGATGAAAGGGCAGGCAATTCTACAGTTGAGTCAAATTGGACTACAGTTTGATGAATCAAAATCAGAAAACCCGTTTGCCTATTACACTGCGGCTGTTACCAATAGCTTTACCAGGGTACTCAACATTGAAAAGAAAAGTCAAAATATTCGAGATGACCTGCTCGAAGATGCAGGATTAACTCCTAGTTCAACTCGGCAGAATGCTCATGAGTACGCAGAAGAAACTGCTCGCCAGGCCGAACTATATAAAAATATGCGTATGCCCAAGAGTGAGGAGGATCTTCCGGAAGATGAAGACGAAGAAATTGAAGAACCTAATCCTTGACTTTTAAATTGATAGCTGTTAAACTATCAATAGGAGAATAATTTATGGCCTTGTTTAAAAAGGTAGCCTGTTTCACTGATATTCATTTTGGTTTAAAATCAAATTCAACTACTCACCTCCGTGACTGTGAAGAATTTGTAGATTGGTTTATTCAAGAAGCAAAAGATGCAGGATGTGAAACCTGCATCTTTTTAGGGGACTGGAGCCATAATAGAAACAGCCTTAACCTATATACGTTAGATACGTCTATTCGATGTTTGGAAAAACTTGGCGCGGCCTTTGAGCAGTTCTTTTGGTTTCCTGGCAACCACGATTTGTTTTACAAAGACAAGCGAGACATTCATTCCTCGGCGTTTGGTCGCCACATTCCAGGAGTTACCGTTGTAGATGGTATAACAACTCTTGATGATGTTACCCTTGTTCCGTGGTTGGTAGGGGACGAATGGCGTT